TAAGTTTCCTCTTGGCTGAGAATAATAGGTGCACCTGATTCATCAGCAACATTCGTGATGAGTTCGCCCCGTGAGTTTAATACGTGTTTCAACATAAATGTCGCTTTCCTTTTAAAATATTAATTAAGCTTGAGTGTAAGTGATATTGAACTGAATCGAAGTGCCGCCAGCAGAAGCCGTTCCGTTATTAACAACCTTCAAGCCATCACCAGATCCAAGCGGCCCACCAAATCCAACACCAAGCGTGGTGTTAGATGAATTCGGCGTAAGAATTGCGCCGTTTGTTAGTCCAGCCTCTGCAATGGTTGTAACTGCAACAGGAGTTGCATTGGTAGATTCAAGCTCAACACTGGTACCAGTGGTGAATGCACCCGTAACTTGCGCTACATAATTAGTAACAGTAATTTTCTTACCAGTAATACCGGGAATCAAAGTGAGGCCAGCATTAATTTGAGCAAGCGTTGCGACAAAAGATGCGTTCTTAATTGTGCTAGAAGTATTCGAACCACTTAACTGCGGTGAACGAATCAACACGCGGATAAGGTCACCAGCGTTAATTGCCGCATCATAAGCATAGCCAACGATGGGATTTACACCTTGCCATGCGAGAACGGTATTGGCCGTTGCATTATATTCAACAGGGCCAAAACGATTGATACCAACCGTGGTGGAATCGGAAGTCATATACATGCAGGCACCATCAAGCGCCAACTCAATGCGAGCATTTGTAGGTGCATTGATATCTTTGATGTTGCGAACAACAAAACCAAGCGCAGGAACAGAGCCATTAGTCAGAGCAATTACGGGCGGAACACCATCATAATTGGTGCTTGGAGTTGTTGCATCACCAGCTACAGCTTGACCAGCGATAAGCGCAGTTGCCTGATTGGCAGAAACGCGTGCGGACACCACAGAACCAACAAAGGACAAGTCCATCTGACCCTGTACAGGAGTTTGCGCAAATGAGTTAATATTCGGATTTACCATGTAGAGTTCTCCTGAATTATGATGTTAAGTTAATTATTTGCCAGAACCGTAGCGCTTCTTGCCGCGAGCTATCTGATCGATAGAGGTAACAACGAGAGGTGCTTTTTCAGCCTGTTGGGCTTTCAAATGCGCATTACGAAGCTCATCGAAGTAAGTATTATCGACTTCTTTTGTCGAATTTTTCTTTTCCTTCTTTTCTGCGTCTTCGTCCTCGTCTTCTTCCTTTTCGTTTTTCTTTACGTTCTTTTTGACATTCTTCTTCATCTTCTTATTTTTCTTGTCGTCGCCCACCTCATCATCGGTTTCGTCAACTTCATCTTCATCGCCATCTTTGGCTTCAGCAAAAGAATCGTCTTCGGACTTATTCTTCTTTTCCTTTTTGTTGAGCTTGCAATATTTGTTTACAAGTTCATCGAGCGGCATTTCTTCGCCAGCAACGTTCACCATCTGTTTTTTGTTCTGCTTCTCGGCTGTGAGAGCGTTTACCATCTCACTAACCTTAACGGTGGTACCGTCAGGAAGTTCGGCCATTGTATCTGCGTCAATGGTGGAAACTTCTTCTTTTTTTAACTTAAAAAACTTCATGATGGCACTCCCTTTTGAGTTTGAATTCTGTAATTCCGATAGCTTACTTTTTAGATTTTCCTGATAATTTTTAAACTCATCAGGAGAAAATATCTTCGCTCCTTCATATCGCGGATCGGGGACAATTGCAAGGTGCGTAAATTCTCCGTTAATGACTTCACGATCATATTTGCAATTATTTTTCGTTCCGCCCGGCCCAAATTCTGTCGGAGCATATGCGTTCGATACAGCCCAGCCCTCGTCTATAGCCTTATGAGCTTTATCATCAATTGCGAGAAATTTAAACCAACCCCATCCATCAAGTTCATTGTAAAAACTATCTGTAATGTATCCATCAGCCTGTGATTTAATATCCTTCAGACTTACATTTTGATGATTTATGTAAACGGGCTTGCCCACACCAGTCTTTAAAAGATTCACCATTCCACGATGATCAACAAGTATGGTTTCATCTTCATACTTAGCCGTTCCCGGTTGCATATGCTTGCAATAAAATACTTTCGGAAACTGACTGGCGTTTGTTTTTTCGGTCATGTTTGCCATTATCGCATAAAGTTAATATTCGCACAAACCAAAAAAAATGGCCTGTTCATTGGGAAAAACAGGCCATTAAAAACAATGGAGGGCAATGTGGTTGCGCAGAAAGGAATTGCACCCTTGTCTCTAGGTTATGAGCCTAGCGTGAAACTGCTTCACTACCGCGCAGCATTTTACATATCACCGAATGACTGGAATTGCAACACACCTACAGTTTGACACAATGGCACTTGTTGCTGTATAGTATCCAATATCAACTTGGAGATTATAAATATGGCCAATATAAAGAGCGCTTCTAACGCTAATAACTCTATCAAGCGTGGTGGCCATAACAGATTGCAATTCGATGTGAAACCCATCATCGATGCTTATATCTCTGGTGAAAGTGAACTTTCCATCTCTAAGCGTACCGGCCTTGAACGTGTTGTTATCCGCCGAAGGCTTATTGAAAATGGTGTTGCCATCAGAAGCATTTCTGAGGCTAACAAAATTAGAATGAGTAAGCTTACCTTTGAAGAAAGATGCAAACTTACTGAGGCGTCGCACAAAGGATGCAAAGCTATACCAAAATCCAAAAGAACAAAGATGCTCGAAAAATCTGCTAATGCACATTGCAAAAAAATCGGAGAGGGAGAGCAAGAGGTTATTGATGCTATTTCTTTGCTTAATATCCCCATAAAATCCCAAGTTGCGTGTGGCGTCTATAATATCGATATTACGTGTGGAACCGTCGCCGTGGAAATCTACAAGATGCCCCGCAGCAGTGTTGAAAAGAAAAGATTCCCGCAAAGATTTAAATATCTCTCGGATAGAGGTTTCACCCTGATTTGCGTCTGTTTCACTAGAATTGAGCAACTCTTGGGGAATCTTAATGATGTAGTCAGACTCATTGATTTTACTTATAGGCTTCCAACCACTGACCGTAAGCATAGGATGATTAGGTGTGGCTCTAATCGTTTCTCCCGATTCAAGAATGATCTGGGTCAATTCTCCGCAATACCAGCGGCGGAAACATTTTTCTATTCTACCGAAAATATTAATCCGTGAGTTACCGGGAAAACAATTCCAATCCTCACCCGGATTATTTCGCGCACCTGTTTTCTGATCTGTTATAGGTGGGTTATCCCATCTAAACACTTTACCATTAAGCTTGCGATGATCAGGACGCTCACGCGCATCATTAGCTCCGCTCCACCTATATTCCTCAATGCCCATATCCTTGTAACGACTCTCTTGAAACTTAGACATAAGTAATGCTGTTTCTTGCCGAGCGAGGAATTTAGCCTTGCGTTGCGATACACCATAGTTTTCCGAAATCATTTTTACTAAGCTCTGCGCACGACCACCATCTAAAATATGCGTTTGAATGGACTGTCTTAAGCTCAATATATTGTCCTGCGACCATTTCTTAATGTATAAATCAAGGTTATCGCTCCACTCCTCAGCTATTTTCTCTTTCATTGCATCGGTCAATTGCGCCTCAATTACTAGTTTTGAACGCGCCGTGGCGGGTGCATCAGTGGGATTTGTTTCACCCTTTGGTATGGTTTTCTGTAAATCACTCTCCATAGATGAAAGGGTTTTTTCATAAGACCTCGTAGTTTGTGAAATCAAATCAACATTATCAATATCAACATTATCTAGTGTATTCAATAGCTTATCGCACAATCTATTGTAACGCGCATCCGCCGTTGCCTGCGCAAACTTCACATCTGAGGGTACATGGCTTTGCTCTAATCTCCATGTGCGCGTGCTTTTTTTAAACGTCGCGCCGATGCGCATAAGCTCTTTAGTTATCTTGGCACTGTATTGACCATAGAACTCACCATTTTGATACCACACATTGCCCATAGCAATAGCATCGAGCAACGCATTCGCGCTGTTTTTGAACTCTTTCATGCGCGTGCCTAGCGATTCAAATACAGGCTGATAAATAAGACGGTCAAATATGCGCTGAATTTCTTTTTCAATTTCGCTATAGTAATGCTCTTTGACTATAAGGGGAGGGAGTTGGAGCATGGCATGCACCCCCTTTCGGTCAATATAACAAAGTAGCTTTTATAAAATTCGCGCTTAATACCGTCATAGCAATCTTGGCAAGTGCTATAAGGATCAATTAATTTCTTCTTTTCTTCCTCGCAACATGCACACTTCATCATGCCTCGCTTGGAGTTTGTTTCCCCGATTTACCTGAAGCTGGTTTAACATCGTCATTCATTCCAGTGCCAATAGGTGGTTGCGCAGGCGCGTTAATATCCACCTCGACACCCAGCAATGAATCCTTATTGATAGCCTCTTTGGCTTCCTTATCCATAACAAGACCAGAATTGTAACCTGCCATAACGCGGTTGAATTGTGAGTCTTTGACTTCTTCTTCCTCTTTGGCATTGAGAATGCGCAACGGATTCCACGCAATTTGTAAATCACTTGGAACAAAACCAAATAGTTTCTGGCAGCAAATACCCACTACATCAGCAACCAAAAACTTGTTCTTCCTGCGCACTTCACCTTCGATCATGCTGTTATAGTTTTCAATATCATCTTCACCGCTATTAAAGCCTGCACTACTTATGCCAAATAGTTTAGTCATCGGCATTTTCAAATCAGCAGCCAAGCCCTGACGAATCTGCAAAAGGATTTCACCAAGTCCCGTAAAGCTGATTTGCTTTTGAATATAATCGTCGCCCGCGTCCATAGTAAGCGCATGATTATAATTCTTAATTTGATTTGCCATTTGAATGCGCTTAGCAACCGCACCTGTTCCGCCCTTACTTACGAGCGCCTCATTGTAACCTTTGATTTTATATACATCGACTTTCGCTTCATCGAGTAATTCAAACACAACATCTTGATTTTTAAGATATTGATTCAATGAACGCACTAAACGCTCTAACTCGCTCATACCCCACCCACGCAAGCGTGGTCTAATAAATGAAGGCGCTTTTTTGCCCATGATCTTCAATACACGGCTTTTGTGAACCTTAATGCCATAGTAATCATAGAAATCGCCATAAGCCTCACCCAAAGCACCGCCCACCACAAGCGTTCCCATGGTGTTCTGCACATCGTAATAAAGCTCCCACATATCGACATCACGAAATTCTAATGGCGTGTCATTTCCTATTTTAGCCACATTGAGCGGTGTTGCAGGGTTTTGATTAGTCACCACCATTACAGCGCCACCACCATAGAGCCTTCCCCATTTAATGGCCTGCATCATATTGCCAATGACTTCATTGCGTTCGCAATATACGTCTAGCAATTCCAATTCATCGGCGCTTAATTGTGATGTCTTTATCTCGAAGCCAGCACGAAAAGCATCATCCACAGGCTGATCCACAAGAGTTTGCACAATTCCGTGCTCAGCATAAAGCTGCGATAATAGTTGACGTAAATTCGATATGAGATACCAGCGATTGTTATTAAACAAACCATCAGACTGACTAATTTCAGGGCCAAAACTTCCATACCCACCCCATCCATTAATTGTATCGCAAAGAGAATTGAGAGAATTAACCACCACTTCCGCGTTGATAATGTCTTGCTCGGTTTGAATCATTTCGACCATAAATTACCGTTTCTTTGGCGTTTTTAACGCTTCCATAATATCCCAGCCCAATCGAAGTCTATCATAAACTAGGGATGGTTTTATACCATAAATTTCTGCCGCCTCAGAAATAGCCATATTCTTTCCATCAATTTCGACAAGAGTAACTCCACGTTTATTTCTATTTTGCTCCTTCGCCGTAGCCCATCGACAGTTTCCTGGCTCATAATTTCCATCGTTGTTTGGCCATCTATCTATGCTATGATTTCTTGATGGTCTTTTGCCCATATCTTCAAAAAAGTTTTCAAAAGACAACCACCTTTTGCATACAGCTATATTTCTCCCACCATAAAGATAATAGTTAGGCGCATTGGGATTTAAACATCTCTGCTTCATGGAATTCCACGTTATATAAGTAGGAGTGCTTAACATTGAATGCTTTGTTACCGCATCCTTCTGGGCGCACCCACAGCTAGTGGTTTTTCCTCTTCTTATACTACTTGCTCTTGTAATAATTACATTTCCACAGACGCATTTACATTCCCATAAACTGTTACACTTACCATCATTCCCAGCATAATTAATAACAGTAAGAAGGCCATATACATGCCCGATTCTATTTACAAAGGTTTTTACAAGAGGAATTTTATGCATAATCCCCCATACCATAAATTCTTTAATACATCAACTATCAATACAAACAATCAAAGATTGAGACCTCTCTGCACGGGCAAAAGCACATAACTATAGAATCTGCAATATTAGGAGATGCTGCGCCACTGGGCTTTTTGTCCACCATCACTTTACCATTCTGTGAATTCTTATATTGCGGTTGTGATAATTCGTTCTTTATTTCCTGCAGACGCGGCAATGTAGAATCTAATGAAATAAGCTCTTCCGCTTCATAACGCTCACCGAATTTCACGGCGCGATAGGTTTTATAAAAACGGCTTCTAACTCTAAACCAAGCCTGCGCTTTTAAGTTTGCATATTGATCTTCATTAGTGGGGCTTTGGGCATCACCGGGTATAATATGGCTATCACCATCTAAAGGCTTTGCGCCTGCATTCCATGGGTAAACACCGAGATTTTGCGGAAATGTCGGCTGGCCCTTTTCATTTACAATCTCCATCATGTTGTTGATAGCCTCCTTAAACCCAGCGCCAATACCTATAGAGTCAAAGTATAATTCAGTGACTCCCCACTCAACACAGATAGGTACCGCTTGCCTTGCGGCATCCCCAGCGCTTCCGCCCCAGTGGTCTGCGTGACGCAATACCCAGCCATGGCGTATTGATAAAGCGTTGCGGTCACCGCCCTCGTCGGCAACGTCTTGTCCTGCGACTTTAGAGCCCTCTACAGGTAATTTAAGAACCTTGTGGGCATCGACTGCAGCATTGATCCAGTCAGGATGGATGATAAGTCTATCGACCGCTGCGGAATAATTGCGCTCGACCTCTTGTGCAAATATGTGAAGCAACCCCTCAGATTCAGCTTTTGCACGCCTTGCATCATACCACTCCTGTGTCTTTAATGGATTTTCACTCCAATCAAATATGAATACACGCAACTTCCCCTTAGTGGGCTTAACATCAGGATACCATATCTCGCCTGCCATGCGCTTGCGATAGAACACATTGTTTGTGCCGTTTACCGAGCTAATATCAATAGCAACGTCCGTGTTATCACCAAGCGCGGCCTCAATAAGTTCAGCTTGTTCATAATGGGCTGATTCATCTTTAAAATAAATGGTATTACGAGAGCCACGACCTTGATTTGCACCCGCTTCACCGCTGATGATTGCGCCATTCTCAGGATTGATGATTTTCATATAGGTAGCATCTCGTTCCATATTAAAATCTTTAGGCAATAACAATGGAGGAACGTACTCTATAAGCTGGCGTATTTTAGGGAAAATAGCTTTTGTATCACCTTTTTTGTCAACATACTCTTCTTTGCGCGAACCCCAGCCGATGGCTGTTTCAGGATAAAACAACCAAAGCCATACCGTAAATGCAACGCAAAGATAGCTAGCACCAACGTCACGAGCTTTTTCAATCAGCCCATGTTGTTTTTCATTTAAGCATTGATGTAAGAAAGTTACAAATTCTATTTGTCTTGGAAACAATATAAATGGCATTAGCCGTGGCATTGGGTCGGAAACACGTGGGTCATAAGTTACGCAAACATCGCTTATGAAGTCTATTGGATTGTATTTATAATGAAGTTTACATGCCGCGAGAAAGTAAGGATCATCGTGCATATTATCAAATAATTCAATGCGACGCTTATATTCAGCAAGATAATCAGGATTCCAATTTTCAGCCATTTTGAATAAGTAAGGGCAAGCTTTTTGCTTTCATTTTATAAATTTCAGAGGCTTGCCTTAAATCTGTTATCTCAATTTTTATTGAGCTGTCACCGCCAGTAATTTGAGATTTAATTTCTTTCGGTAGTATTTTAACCCAAAGACTGTAAAACATTCCCGGTTCTTCTCTAGCCCATGCCATAAGAGCAGTAACGCCACCGAGTCCATCAAATGCCATTTGCAATGCATCTTTGACTTCCGTGGTTTTTTTATTAGGTATGCCCTTAGTTCGTCCCGCACCTATGGGACGTGGCTTTCCTCTTCGCGATTCGCCAATATTAGGATTCATAATTAATTTATAACTTATTTTTTATTTAATTTCAACCCAGCAAAATAATTGCCACCTATACTTGTATATAAATGATACCAACTTTTTTTGCCTTGACTTATAAGCGGGCCATAAGTAACGTAAGCGCTTAACATTTCAAGAATATTTAGTTGCCCGTGGACTAGTATGGACGGGTATTGGACGGGTAACTATATTTGGTACCCGTCCAAGTTTTATTGTTATTTTTCAATATATTATAATTCTATGGACGAGTGGACGGGCAAAAAACGTCTTTCCCAGTAATTGCTAGAAATACACCTATTCTATAAATAATATAAATATACAAATATATAAAAACTCATTTCTATATATATGTATATAAATATACCTGTCCACTAGTCCATATATAGATAAGCAACTAATATATAATAAAAAAACATGGACGGGTAGGGAATATTCCCACCAGTCCATCACTAGTCCAACCCGTCCAATATTCTATTTGACTTATAATATTTTTAAATTATCTATAATAACAATATAAGAAATATAAGGGGATTAAATGGAACAGGAATTCAAAGACGCGATGATGCGTTCTGGCGTTTCACCTGCCCACGGCCTAATTTTAGACGGTAAATTAAGACGTTATAGGGTTGAAGGCGATCGTAAGGGCCGTAAAAATGGCTGGTATCGATACGTTCAAGTCTCACCAGAATACGCTTGGGCGGTATTTGGGTGCAATAAACGCGGACAAAGCGAAAAGTGGAGTAGTAAAGCAACCAAAAATATAAATAACTTTGAAATCAAAGAGAGAAAGCGGATTGAGAACCGAATACGCGAAACAGAGGAAGAATTACAAAATAAGACTGCCGTTAAGTGCAATGAAGTGTGGGGACGCTTAAAATGGGCCACAAAGCACCCGTACAGCGATCTAAAGGGTATAGGGCTATATGGCATCAAAGAAATGCACCGCGTGCTTGTGGTGCCAGCCTATTACGAAAATTACCTCGTTTCATTTCAATACATAACGGCGGACGGCTTTAAAGGGTTCATAAAAGACGGGCGTTCTAAGGATTGCTATTGCTTAATAGGCGATGAAACCGAAACGCTTTACATTTGTGAGGGCTATGCGACGGGCGCAAGTGTGCACGAGGCTATGGGACAACAGGTTTGTTTAGCGTTTTACGCATCAAACATACCGGGTGTGGCTAAACAAATGCGTGCTAAATGGCCCGATAGGAAAATCGTAATAGCGGCTGATAATGATCAATTCACAAAAGGCAACCCCGGTATTTCATATGCGCAGGAGGCGGCGGTTGAAAGCAAATGCCTGGTAAAATACCCTTTATTCGATCCATTAGACCCGGCAAAAAATACTGATTGGAACGATTGGCACGTAAAGTTCGGTCTTAAAAGCGTTGCGGATGAAATATTCGGAACAAAGAAAAATGTCCCGGTTGTAAAAGAAGAATTAAAATGGACTCATGCTTTATTAGAAAAAAATCATGTCGAGCAAGGGGGATATAAAGATTTTGATCCAAAATCAAAAGAGAATGCTTACATTTTTATGGAGAATCATCCGCTTTTTAAGAACATGCTTGTTTACAATATTTTCACTGACAGCATTTTTTTAATGCGCTGTCCGCCATGGGAACGGCAAGAAAGATTTTTTCCAAGAGAACAAAGAGAATCAGACCCCGCTATGTATGTGAAGGAATTTGAAAAAATAGGAATAAAAACGAGCAAAGATGTAGTTATAGATTACATGATGAAAATTGCTTATGACAATGTAATAAATCCTGCAAAAGATTATTTTGAGAAGCTTAAATGGGATGGCACGCCGAGAATAAATAATTGGCTTACTTATTATCTTGGAGCGGAAAAACAGGATAAAAAATATTTAGAGGCTGTTGGTTCAAAATGGCTAATGGGAGCTGTATCGCGTATTTATAATCCGGGATGCAAATTTGATAACGTTCTTATTTTAGAAGGTAAACAGGACATCAAAAAAAGTATGGCATTTGAAGTATTGGCCACGTTCAATGAGGAAATTTATTTTCTTGAATTTTCAGGAGACGTTTCATCAAAAGATTCGCTCACTGAAATGCACGGAAATTTAATAGTTGAGCTTTCAGAGTTAGCATCTTTAGCAAAAGCTGATTTTAATTACATGAAGGCATTTATAACTCGTAAAATTGATAAATATCGACCTGCATATGGGCGTAATCAAATTAAAAGACCACGCTATTTTGTATTTGCAGCCACTACCAACAATGACGGAGCTGAAGGCTATTTGGTAGATCCAACGGGTGGTAGACGTTTTTGGCCGGTTGAATGTAGTCATGTGGATATTGACGGCCTTAAAATGAATAAGGATCAGTTATGGGCTGAGGCTGTTTATAGATACGATGTTTTAAAAGAGCGTACTTGGCTTGAAGATGATGAAAAAGAATGGGCTAGTATAGAGCAAGTGCGACGCAAAGAAGAAGATTCATGGACTGAACCAGTAAACGATTTCCTTTTAACTCAAGGAATGGAAACCAGTGTGTTTAAAATTGCGCGCGGATTGAACTTAACCGCAGAGCAAACCAATACAAAAAATGCAAAACGTATCGTTAGAATATTGCGTGACTTAGGCTGGGAGCCAAGCAAAAACAGGCCGCGAACCGATTCGGGAAGAATTACAATATGGAGAAGAAAAGTATGATGAATGAAATTCTAACACCAGAGCAATTAGCCCATAGGTGGCGCATAAGCGAAGGAACTCTTGCTGTATGGCGATCGATTGGTAAAGGCCCAATTTATAATAAAATATCAGGAAAGGTAAGTTATAGCATGAGCGATATTTTGAATTATGAAGAGCAAAGTAAAGTTGATCCCACTCAAAAGAAGGATAAATAATATGCCATTAGGAAATTTCAGACAAAATATATTGCCTTATACAATGCGCGAGCAAAGTGATGGGTCTTGGTTATTGTTGAATAGAGAATATCAACCTTGCGGTACGAATAAAAGAGCGCAACACCCCATAAATCCACATGATTATAGCATTTACACCATACGATTTAAAAGAATGCTTAATAAAACGTTATTGAGGCTATCTTGGGATAATTACATTAGAATTTCAGATGATGGGCTGCGAGCTATATTTTTATATAATGATGGAACAATTCCAGATCATTCTCCAGATAAAATGAAAGCATATTTTGAAAAGCTGAAAATTCTTATTAATTTAAAGTGCGATAGTATTTGACATTAGCAATTTAATTGCTTAAACTAACTATATAAGGATAGCTTTTATGAACGACATTTCATTTGTAGAGCGTGCCAAACTAAGGGTTAAGAACGCACCTGCCAATGAAATGATCCAAATGCGAGCCAAGGATTTAAAACTAATATTAATGGCGCATGATACGTGGCAAGAGCGTGCGGTTAATAAAACGATTGACGAGGTGTTCAATGAAAAAATATGCCGTTAGGGTTTTAATTGAAACTGTAGAGACTTGGATTGTTGAAGCCCCTAACGAGCATGCTGCGGAAGCGAATTTTGAAAAAGGCATATTAATGCAAACCGATGAATATAAATGGAAACGAACGCTAAATGTTAAAGAAGTAATTAAAAGCAATATGGAGATTAAAAATGTCTAACACTAATAATTTACTAGCTGATTTTTTACCCCCTAAAAATCACAATAATCCACCAACTGATTTAGAATTATTAAAAGAAGAAGTGCTTTTGCGCCATATTGATGTGGTGCAGGAGGCGGATAAGTATATTGCATTGGCGACTAAAATACCACCCACATTTAGCAATGATGAAGAGGCAAATTTCGTTTCTGATTTCATTAAAAAAGCCAAGAAATGCACCAAGGCTTTAGAGAAATCCCGTAAAGAAGAGAAAGAGCCTTATTTGCGTAAGGGCGATTATGTTTACGGCATTTTTAGCGAAATTATTACCAAGCTCAATTTAGCTGCAGATCGCGCGAATATTCCTTTGACCGGGTATTTGAATAAAAAAGCCTATGAAGAGCAAAAAGCGCGTGAGGCTGAGTTTGCGGCATTAAATGCCGAGAGAGAAAAGGCGCTGGCAGAAGTGCAAAAGATGGTAACGCAAGCACCTCAAATGCACACCTTTATGGAGGCGGTAGACCACTTAAACACAGTTTCGCATGTTGCCGAGGTTGCACAAAAAGCAGCGGAAGCACCGATTGCGGCCATGGCACAAGCGCAGGGCACTATATCGCAGGCAGCTCTTGTTAAGACGTGGCAAGGAAAATTGGTTAACTTAGAAACGCTTGATTTAAATAAATTGCGTTTATTCATAAGCCGGGGAGCTTTGGAGGATGCCATTACACGATTCGTTAAGAACGGTGGCCGTCAATGTGATGGTGTTGAAATTAAGGAAATTGTGGAGGCGAAAGTAAAATAATGAAAATTATGGAAATTATAGGAGTAATATTCTGGCTTTTAATGTGTGTCGTTTTTCCACCCATTATTCCTTTTGTTATAATAATTCTTTTAATGGCTATAGCGTTAAAAAAATAGGGAATGATATGATCGAATTCAGCCCAGAACAAGAACGCGCCATTGATTCTATTTTGCAGTGGTATGGATCGGCAATAAGAGGAGGTAAAAAGGAATTTTACCTAGCTGGTTATGCGGGGGTGGGCAAATCCACTGTTTGTGCGGAAGCTATATCACGCATTAAAAACCTTTACGGAATTACCAATGTGCCAACGGCGGCTTATACCGGGAAGGCTGCCTATGTATTGCGTAAAAAAGGAAATGCCAATGCGCAGACTATTCATAGCATGATTTACACGCATTACGAAGATCCAAAGACGGGTGAAACGGAATGGCTGGTGAATGAAACCGGGCCAGCCGCAGCGGCTGATTTAATTGTGCTTGATGAATGCTCAATGATTGACGCGAAAATGGCAGAGGATTTGCGCTCCTTCGGAAAACCCTTGTTAATTATGGGTGATCCGGGCCAGCTTCCTCCGGTAAACGGTATAGGCGCATTTCATCATGAGCCGGATGTATTTTTACAAGAAATACACCGTCAATGCTGGGATAGTCCTATCATTGAGCTTGCCACCATGGCGCGCAAGGGCATGGCATTGCCGATAGGCTATAGTAAGGGAGATGTGAAAGTTATGCGTCTTACCAATGAAACCTCCGAGCTTTTGCATAATCCTGATACGCAAGTTATTTGTGGGTTAAATAGGGTGCGCTGGTCGGTGACACAATTGATGCGCAATAGGTTAGGCTACAATGGTGTATGGCCACAAATAGGTGAGCGCATATTATGCTGTAAAAATAACCGCGAAAAGGGATTGTATAATGGCGGGATGGGTGTGTTGCGTAAATTAGAAATACGCGATCCAACTATGCAATGGCATGATGCATATGATATCTCTCCATTCGATTATGATAAAGAAAATTATAAAATCCGCATTGAAGCAGAAATAGAAGGCACGCCTCACCATAAGCTTGTGGCCGATCCCACATTATTCAAACAGCATTTTGATAGCGGCGCTTCAAAGAAAAATCCTAAATCAAAAATTCCCAATGAGTTTGACTGGGGATATGTCTTAACATGTCATAAAGCGCAAGGAAGCTCATTTAATCATGTCACCCTAATTGATGATTCTGATAGCTTTAGAGAGAGCAAATTCAAATGGTTATATACTGGAATAACTCGTTCAGAAACCGGCCTAACAATATTAGTAAAATAACACTGGACAAAGCAATTAAATTGCTTAAACTTGACCAATAAGGAGACAATATGAAACTAGAAATTATACGAAACTCAGTGCCATCCTCCAATGTTAAAAGCATTGGCTATGACACACCATTTAAGCTTTTGGATATAGAGTTTAAAAATGGCGGTTTGTATCGCTATATGGAGGTTCCTTCAGAAACTTATATAAAGCTGATGGGAGCGGCTTCATTAGGATCGTTTATTGCACATCATATTAAGGGAAAATTTGATTGTAGTTTTTACGCCAACGCAGAGGATGAAACAGAAACGAAATTTATACCAAAGAACGAAGAAATAACTAACTAACCAACGAAAGGAATTTTTATGAATTTACCAAGATACCAAGAAGATTATCTATTTCTACAGGGCTTTATAGCGGCAAATTCAAGAGAATTAAATGGGGCAGCAATAGTTCGATTGCGCACTCTTTACGAATTTATCGAAAAATCAGAAGAATCAATGCGGTCTATTAAGGCAAAAATTTTAAAACTAGAAGAGTTAAATACTTTTTTAGACAATAGATATTTGCTTTTAAGGGCAAAAATTAACAAGAATAAAAACGAAAAAACTAAAAAGAAAAAATTAATCAATAAACTAACCAACGAAAGGAAATAATATGAGTGTAGTAATTAGAAAAGCATCACGAAAGAAGGCAAAGTTAAGGCTCGGTATTGCCGCACCGGGTGGCGCTGGTAAAACCATGGGGTCGCTTTTTCTCGCCTATGGCATCACCAAGGACTGGGATAAAATTGGCCTTATTGATACTGAAGAAGGATCGGGCGAGCTTTACGCCGGAACGCATAAAAACGGCGTAACCATTGGTGATTACCAATATTGCGGCATAAGCGCTCCCTACACTGTTGCAAAATATATTGACGCCATAAAGGCTATGGAGCAGGTTTGCGATGTGGTTATTATCGATAGCTTAAGCCATGCGTGGGCAGGCACAGGCGGCTTGTTGGATAAGCAGGGAAAAATAGCGGACGCCTCTAAAAACTCTTACACCGCATGGCGCTTCGTAACCCCTGAGCATACTGCCTTAGTGGATTCTTTATTACAGTCCCCACGCCATATTATCGCCACGATGCGCTCTAAGCAGGAATATGTGTTAGAGGCTGGTTCAAACGGCAAAATGGCGCCACGTAAAGTAGGTATGGCCCCTATTCAAAGGGATGGCATGGAGTACGAGTTCACCGTAATGTTTGACATTAATCAGGATGCTATTGCCACAGCTACAAAGGATCGCACTGATTTGTTTTCCTCGACGGATGGCGCGGGACGCATTGAAAAGCGACAATTTGTAATAAGCCCTAAAATTGGTGAAGAATTGGCGGAATGGCTTAATAAGGGTGAAGAGTCATTAGATATGCTATGTGAAAAAATGGTGGCAGATATTAAAATAAGTACCGATTTAGAGGCTGCATTTCAAAAACATGCCGCTTTAATCCAACGTGTAAAAGATGAAAAGCCCGAATGGGCTGGACATATAACCCATTTATTTGAGGTTAGGAATCAAGAATTAAGTGCCGTGCCTACCTAACTATAATTAAATTTATTTAATAAACCAACTAACGAAAGGATTTTTTATGAGTGAGAATTTACTTGCGGGAATTGATCTAACAAATGTTAAACCATCTGATGGATATAATGCTCTTGCGCTAGGACAATATGTTGTAAGAATTGAGGGAACAGCAAGAAAGGCAGTTAAAGATACCTTTGATAAAGAAACTGGCTTGCCGAATCCTGATAATGGCAAAAACCATTACCTACAATTAGTGCTCAAGGTTTATGGCGGCCCTAGCGATGGTCAGACTGAATTTGATAATTTAAATATATGGAATATAAATCCTAACTACAGGGCTATGGCCGAAAAACAGCTCGTATCTGTTATGAAAGCTATAGGCGTTGATCAGCCTAATGATAAACTTTTTCATGGGAAATGGGCGCTTTTGGATGTAAAGCTTAATAGTAAAAACAAACTAACAAAATCTTATAGCGCATTACCACCATCAATGATTCCCAAGGATGCTCCTCCTGTTGCATCTCCTGCCCCCGCGCAGCCTATACAAACAGAGGCGACTCCATTGGCACAGCGCACACCAAGCTGGGCTAGTTAATAATGATGGGGGTGTTTCGGCATCCCCATTTTTTCATATTTTTATGAAACTTCGCCCCTATCAAAATAAAGTTATAGATGATTTCTATAATTATTATTCTACCGGAAATGGTAAGAATGGCATTCTTGTTCTGCCGACTGCGGCAGGGAAATCCATAATTTGTGGAAAACTTATTACTGATATAGTGAGAATATTCCCTAATCAGCGTGTATTGTTATTATCCCACGTCCGGGAATTAATATCCCAGAACCATTCTAAAATAATGCTTTGCTGGCCTGAAGCTCCTGCTGGTATTTACTCTGCAGGCCTTAATAAACGACAATCTCACCATCCTATTGTGAGTGCTTCAATACAAAGCGTTTATAAAAAAGCTAATATGCTGGGCCATAGAGATTTGGTTTTTATAGATGAAAGCCATTTACTTAATAGCGAAGGAATTGGAATGTATAGGCATCTCCTTAAAGAGATGATGATTATAAATCCAAAACTTAAAGTATGCGGATTAACCGCAACCCCATATCGAATGGATAGCGGCCCTCTTACTGCCGGAGAAAATGCACTATTTAATGATATAATATCGGAAATATTCATTTCAGATCTACTCGATGAGGGCTATTTAACCCCGCCCATCAGCAAAGCCTCCCTAGCTCAAGCCGATATGGAGGGTGTGAAGCGCACGGCAGGCGAGTTTAATATTAAGCAAATGGCCGAGCGATTTGACCAAAAAGCATTTATGAATGCGGCCTTGGATTCAGATTTGCCTTATTTTGCCGATCGTAAATGCATAGCTTTATTTTGCCCTACAATTGAAAACGCACAGCATGTTGCCGAAGGCATGGTGGCGCGAGGTATTGCTTGCGAAGTCATTCATGGCGACATGGGATTAATTGAGCGTGAGGACAAATTAGAACGATTCCGAAATGGACAATTAAGAGCACTGGCCAGCGTCGGCGTGATTACCACGGGAACGGATATACCCGGCATTGATTGTATTGTGCTTTTACGTGCTACCGAATCGCCGGGGCTTTACCAGCAAATAGTAGGGCGTGGATTTCGCGTGGTTTATGCCGAGGGTTATGATTTAGAGACAAAAGAAGGACGATTAAGTTCCATTCGTAATGGCCCTAAACCTAACTTTTTAATTTTAGACCATGGGGCCAACATAGAGCGTCATGGCGCTATCACGCATGTGGAAAAACCAAAAGCACGCGTGAAAGGTGAAAGGCGTGCAATTTTAAAGGCCGATGTTCGTATCTGTGACTTTTGCCGCTCTTGCTGGCCAATGGAAGTGACTGTTTGCGGCACCTGTATGATGGAGTTAGTAGATAAGCGTGACATGACGGCGAATTTAAGCATCAATGCCAGTAACGCAGATATTATGGGGACGCCATTTAGCCGAGGTGAAAAAGCGGAATGGTTTGGGGTGGATGAGGTTCAGTATAGTTCTCATCTAAAAAAGGGCGGTACAGAATCTTTTAAGGTAACTTATCATTGTGGGATTATGCAATTCAATGAATGGTTAAAGCCTAGTGTAACTTCCCGCTGGTTAAAATGGTGGAAAGATAGGAATAGCGATATAGCAGTAGCAGTAAATATAAGAGATGCATTGCATGATTCAGTTTTATTAAAAAGACCATCTAGCGTTCTCGTTTTCAAAAACAAACAAGGTTATTATGAGGTAATGGATTATGAGTTTAACAAATCAACAAAAGCACACACTGGAAGCATTGCAACAACTGCTTAAGGCATCGCAAGATGTCATTGCGGCATTTAATTCTGATAAAGGATGTTTAACGTGTAAAAATTACTTATTCCCGCATTGCCAGCTTATTGGCATGACGCCACCCGCCCATGTTATTAAGGACGGATGCAATGCCTACGAGATTGATCCCACTTCTCCGCCTTTTTGATTAGGGATAATAATTCTTCTACGGAATGAAAAACTATATAAATCCCGCCATTTTTTTCTACTACATATTTCTGGTGGATCTTCTGGCTTTGTCTTTGTACAGCATTCCCGGTTTTAGCCTCTAGCTCAGTGTGCGTGCCAAAAGGCTGCAGGACTAAAAGTATATCCCCAGACCCCTTTTTTCCAAATGTAACCCACCCCCTGGACTGTGTTTTTGTCCCACCTGTATTATTGAGCCACGCCGAATAGCCAGCTTTTGCCAAAGCCACGAGTGCTTCATGAACAAGCTTCGTATGCTTTTCATTATTGATTGGCATTTTTAAGAAAATCCGCCGCTTTAACTTTTCCTTTAGAAAAGTCCTCTATAACCTTAAGCCAATAGGGGCGTGGCATAACACCCTGTTCCCAGTAACCTATAGTGCGCTGAGATTTGATAATACGGGCATCCGTAGGGAATATAACGGCAGCATGGTCTTCTAGGTCAGCGCCGATCTCTTCCTGTGATTTTTTAAGCTTAGTTCTAAATGTTTTAAAGTCCATGTGCCGATAATAACGGAATATTAAGGAAAAGGCAAAGCAAAAAGAATGCTAAAAATAGTTATGGACAATAGCAATTTAATTGCTTATAGTGGTGAAACTAGATAACAAACGAAAGAACAAACCAATGATACTATCTGAATTACACGATCAACGAAACGCAGCAATTAGACGGCGCAAATATGACAAATTTATTGCTTTTCTTGCTATTTCACCAGCCCTTTCTATTCTAACTATTATTGCAATAGTTAGCATATTTTGGATTTCACTCTTTTGGATGGTAGGTTTATGAATAGTATTAATCCACGCTCTTGGCCGCAGCATGAAAAAGAGAAAATCTATAACGATATAGGAAATCCCATGGATACAGAAAACATCATAACCACATTAGAGCATGCCATTCAGCTTTTAGATATTGCTCGCATGGGGCATATATTAAATCCCGATGAGATGCAGCAAAGCCTTCATGAAATGCGCCTTGTGAGAAAAGAACTTATTTTACTGAATGGGCAAGAAAAGCAGAGAAAATACCAAGAACAAAGATTACAAATTAAAAGTCAAAATAACTTTGTAGAAATGGGAAGAGAATGAACGATATTTTATACGCTTATTTCTTGTTACAAATTCCTTTTAAGGCATTCGCATATAGAGCGCGCGGCGGGGCTATTCCTTTAGGATCAACCACCTTAGCACGTATAGTGTTTTGGGGATTGCCGTATTCTATTGATGGGGCAGTATTTGCGTATTTGTTAAATATACGCGCTGATTTTATTGTTCCTATGGCCATCTTATCTGTGATTACAGCATGGTTTGCAGCAATGGTTCAGCATTCTAAATGGCAAAGCCCTAGCTGGCATAACTATGTAATAATGGGAACAATAACAACTGGCATGCTTACTATAATGCTATCGCCATTTTTATATTTTAATCCAAACATAATGATGTTTCTGCCGTTAGGAATGCTAGGTACATTTGCATCATGGCTTGGGTACAAAATGAAAGGTGGATTAAAGCTTTTCGGGATCCAATGGTGTGTGCCAAGCGATTCATCATGGGAAGAGTTTTATATAGGTGCAATGCCGTTTGGCATAGTTATTGCGGCAATAGGATTTTATTTAATATGACCGATTCAGATGAAATAACTAGAAAGGGAAGCGTGATGGTTGCATTGGTTTACACCACCACATTACTTGCTTTGGTTTCAGTCGGGCTATGGGCAGGCAGAGTGAATTACGAGCACGCGATTAAGAATTTGAGATAGTAAAACCAACAAAGGGTTCTGAACATGATTAAGGCGGCGGCTATAAAAATTGGTGATGTTATTCACACTTTACCTGCGCCTAATAGACATCATCATATCATTGCCCAAATAGGGGAGACATCAAACGGTCTGCTTATTGCCAGAGGCACACAGGGCTTTATAGACGACGAAGGTGAGTTCTATGACCGCGTATCAGCCGGAGAACATGCTTTGCGCTGTGGCCAGATAAGAGAACTTGATAATGCACCACAACTTTTCTCGGAGGATTTATGGTAGATAGCAACGATTCGCTGATTGAGTGCCGCAGGGATTTTGAGGCGTGGGCTAAATCCAGAAGCCTTGACGTTCACCCCTATATGAACTCATGGACAGAAAAAGTTGATTATCAGCATAGTCACATAAACGCGATGTGGGACGGCTGGCAGGCCGCTTGGGAACTTCAGGACGCGCGAGTGAAAGGATGCATGGCATGAACGATATGATAGGGAGACTACAAAAGCTGGCAGACCATCTTGAGGACTTAGACAGCGCCAGTGGTGAAGCCAAGTTATTGCGCGAGGCAGTAAAGAAAATTGAGAGCATGGAAGATGCCATGATGGCAATGTCCGACAGTTTGGGAGTAATGGCAAATGAGTGATCAAACATTGATAGAGTTAAAAGCCGCCGCACAGGCAGTTATTGACCGCTGGGATAGCCCTAGCTGGAAAGATTTACCCGCGACAGCCGATTACATTCACAGGCTTCGCAAGGCTATGGGAGATGCCGGAAACGGGGCAGTGAAAAGCAGTAAGGAGCAAGCAGAACCTGAGATTGTTCCTAAATCCGCTGGGTTAGAGTCAGGGTGCGCTCAGCCATCTCCCGCCAATCAAACATTGAATCAGGAAGCTTTAGAACGCTCCTTAATATGTCTAAATGCGGAACATGCTGGTGTAGCAAAACACGCCATTAAGACGTACTTGGCGGCGCTCCCTAGTGAGATATTAGATAACAACATGCAAGAGCGTCAAATCTCTCTTTGCCAAGCATTATATCCAGAGGGAATAAAACATCCCCAGCAATCTGAATGGTGGTACATGATTGAAAGGGTAAGGGATCTTGCATTATGCTATGAGTTGCTCGAGGTCAGAAGTGAGATACCGGTAATTCACCCGGCCCTCGCTAATGCTGCCGAGATACTCACCAACTTTAAAGGCGAAGGCAATAAGCTGGAAGAATGGCAGGCCTGTTACGCAAAGCTGTTTAAGCAGATGAATGACATTTGCATGTCTATCCGCTTAACGCCCAACAACGCTAGGGATTGATTTTATGAAAACACATGAAGAACTATGTAAATCCGGCGAAATTCACGGTAGCGAATACGACCGCCGGAAACAATCCGGCACGGATAGCCCGCTCCGAGAAGCCTTCGAGAAATGGTATAAAGAGACGTATGTTGGAGCAACGCCTGATTACAACAAGGCTTTTTCTGATGCGATTTTTGAGGGTTGGAAAGGCGCTCACCGTGAATATCAGGTAGATATGAGAGAAGTGAATTTCCAATGCGTTCAAGGGTGGCTTTCGGAAGCTAAACAACTGCTACGGGACGCTCTGGCCGTAATGAACGCCGCTTCCGTAGGGCATAAAACACAGGAAGCAGTTGAACACTTTTTAGAGGAGGATTTATGAGCAAGAGCACTGGCCCACACCCAGACCCACAGGCAGATGAACCGCAAATTGAATTGCTTAAAGAAGATGACGAAACCACGGCACGGCGCTATGCCAAGGAAGCGGGCGATGCTGCGATTCTCTTGGGTATTGCGCTAACCGCCCTAGATAAAATCGCAAGCGATAGCAGCATGGTGACAGAACGAGATTGCGCCAACCATGCGAAAGAGACATTGGCCGAAATTGAACGCTTGAAAACCACAGGTAGCCCCAATGGGTAAGAACCGGATAGGCATGGACATTTGTAAACAAAAGTGGGAACAAGGCAAGATTTCATTGCCCAAGAATTTTACGGGAGATATTACAGAAGAGATGCACAAGAAGGCATTTGCTTCAGCCAAAAAAGAATACGAATTGGTAAACGAATACCCATATAGCGAAGAGGCATTGCTATCAGCCGTCACTTGGTATCGTCTATATGTAAATCACATGCTGAGTTCATCCCAACCGGTGCGGGAATACATTGAAGATAAGAAGCCAGAATATAAGCTTAATGCCGATTATCTGAATAACTTACAGGTAGATTCTTTAAATGAATTTCTTAACCTTGTTAAGCATGGGGCAAAATCTATAGATATTCATGTTCGCAAGGACGCCAAGGAATATAGCTTCCAAGCTGATTTTCTAAAGTATCTTAAGTCACCAACCGACAATCATATAGAAGGCCAGTCATGAAACTATTTGTTTATGAAATTCCACCAATGAAATCATACTTTAAGTCAAGATATTTCTTTAGTGAGTTTCACGATATTAAACGTGAATATTTTACGCCTGAATCTAAATGCATTGGGTTTGTGGAAGTAAGGCCATTAACTGAATCGGAAGATGGGGCCAGCAATGTTTAGATATCCGGTTCACGCCAGCGACTATTTAGATTTAAGCGGCTATGAAGGCCGTGGCAGCGTTGCTGGCATTGTGTCTGATGATAACCTTATAATCATCGGATATGGTTCTCGCTTTACTTATAAGCAGGCAAAGAGGGTTGCTGAATTTCTTAATGAAAAGCGCCCAGAACCTACTGGCGAACTAATTGATCGGGTGCGCGAAATTAAAACAGATCGGCGTAAGAGTAATCGTTCTAAAGGCGGTCAATCATGAGCAACTTTAAGATAAAAGCTCGCAATAAGAAAACCGGCGTACTTCACGACGTTTGGTGCCTTGATGATTATTTCGGGCGGCACCGTTACGGCTATATCCCGAATAACGGCGAAGGTGAAGGCATGGACGAGGCGGATTTTTATCGTGAATACGAGCCAGAAGAACCCAAAACCGATTCAACAGTTCAGGAGGGTAAATAATATGGGCTGGCAAATTTACGAGGACAGGAAGGGCAGGCCGCTTAGGTGGGCTGGTTACGGCGTGCCGGACGTGGAACAGTTGGTAAGATTGCGGTTATCGGTATGCGTGAGCGTGGCAAAGGTGGCCGTACAAAAGCGAAGCCGATAACAAGCACGGGCGGCGAACACCTGAGCGAAGCAATCCACGCTAATGTCATGCTCGGCTCTGTTCTTCATACCGATGAGCACAGGGGTTATCAACAAATCGCTGGCGTTTTTGAACACAAGACGATAAATCACAGCGCAGGTGAATATGTGAGGAATGATGTGACCACTAACGGAATCGAAAGCGTATGGGCGCTCCTGAAACGCGGGATACATGGTGTCTATCACCATACCAGCGACAAGCACCTTTCACGATATATTAACGAATTTACGTTTAGGTTGAATGATGGGAATGTTGCTCGTCACACTATGGAACGTCTTGAAAGCCTTGTCTGTGCTTCGTTTGGGCAACGCCTCACTTATCAATCACTCATTGCATAGGAGTACGCCGCATGGATTTCGGACTGCCCGCGCTTGATCGAATCACGGACACGGTTCTTAAATATAATCCTAGCGATAAACCCCGCGTAAAGAAAAAACCGCTGGCGAATATAGATTGTGCCGACAATCTTCTGTTTATGAAAAACCTGCCGGATGGTGCAATGCAGTTGATTGTGACATCGCCTCCCTACAACATGGGCAGGGCATACGAATCTAAATCAACAATGGAATCTTATCTTAAAGCACAAGAGAAAGTAATCGCTGAATGTAATCGGGTTCTTAACTCACGCGGCTCACTATGCTGGCAGGTAGGAAACCATGTGCAAAATGGTGAAGTGTTCCCCCTGGATTTAATGCTCTATCCGATATTCAAAAAACATGGGTTCATGCTTCGCAATAGGATTATATGGCATTTTGAACATGGCCTCCATTGTTCCAAACGGCTATCAGGACGTTATGAAACCATCATGTGGTTTACAAAATCGGATGATTACATTTTTAATCTGGATACGATCCGCGTTCCGTCTAAATACCCCGGAAAGAAATATTTTAAGGGGCCGCGCAAAGGTGAAATATCCGGTAATCCGTTGGGTAAGAATCCTAGCGATGTATGGATATTCCCGAACGTAAAAAACAACCATGTTGAAAAAACAATTCATCCCTGCCAGTTCCCTGTTGAGCTAGTGGAACGGCTCGTTGTGTCGCTCAGCGACGAAGGCGGTTCTGTACTGGATCCATATATGGGGGTTGGCACTACTCCGGTGGCCGCTGAAATGCACGGGCGCATAGGCTACGGTTGCGATGTTGTGAAAGAGTATGTGGATATTGCAAAGGATAGGATACGCTCCCTTGAGGCAGGTACATTGAAAACACGCCCTATGGATAAGCCTGTTTACGACCCAACGCAGCCTAACGGCGGACATAAATAGTGAGAATAGCCGCCGTGGATGAAATGGGAGGCGTGGGAAACTTCCAAGCCGCTCACGATGTCTGGAACGTCTCAAGTATGCTCAGCGGGATGCGGAAGCCCTCTGACGAGGTGTTACATTCGCTGGGGTACAGGCGGAAGCCGACAGAATACGAGAAACTGAAGAGTTAACAAGCAACTGTTCGAAAACCTAGTGTGACAGCCGTCACTATTTTGTTGAACGACCATTGGCCGTATGGTATAATGCTTACGAACTCGGCAATTAAGTCGCGTTCAAATTCAGGAGATATTTATGGCTCAGGTATTGGAAATGAAAAAACCCCAAGAAGCAGCACCGACTTATGATGATTTGCTCTATCTGCTTTACGCAAGCTGGAGCTATATCCGCGATGACAGCAAAAGCCCCCGCCGCAGAGGTGTGATGCTTGGCGAACTTGAGAAGGCATTAGAAGGCACTCCGCATGACCCCAAAGCAGCTTAACCTTATTGGAAAGAAACTTGGGGAGGGCTGGCAATCAAAACTTGCTCGGCTCCTCCCTTGCAACTTGCGTACTGTCCAGCGGTGGGTTGCCGGAGACAGGGCTATCAGTGACATGGTGGCAGAGCGCATCAAGCAGGTCGTTAATGAAAGCAATCAATAACTGGACGAGGTGACTATGTTTAGAAATAAAAGAGCAGAAGAGGCTGAATCAAGAGCGCAGATAGCAGAAATGAGGCTGCAAATTTCTGAGATGCGTTTAGCTCAATACGATAGGCTAATGGCCAATTTGCAAAAGCATGATTGGTTTGAGTTTAACTCTGGGGGTGGCATTATCGCTCACGATAAAAATGAGCCAGATGGACCTTTCATGTATGGAACTGGCTATTGCTGGCCTGACCCAAAATTTAGATGCACTATAACCTACAACTGATATGGGAAATTATGGAAACGATTTATAAATACCCTCTTCTTATCCTTGACGAACAGGAAGTGGAAATGCCAATGGGTTCCGGTATTATGGCCGTACAGATGCAGAACGGTCAACCGTGTCTCTGGGCATTAGTAAACACTGGAAATACCCCTGTGAAGCGCAAAATACAAATACGCGGCACAGGCCATCCATGTGAGGGCGTGGGAGAGTATATTTCCACCTTCCAGATGAAGGGCGGCGAATTAGTGTTTCACGCCTTTGCCACGAAAGAGCAATAGCCTATATGTCGATTATGGAAAGGAAAGTGCTGGTGGTAGTTACCGCATCGTATTGCAAGGCATGGCTGGCAGATAAACCGCGAGGGACTTGTCAGCCCCTTTCCACCAACTTTAACAGCATAGGGTTTCAGTGAAAATGACCTAATAGCATGGTTGCTATCCAACAAGCTAATCCTGCGCCCACTAAATTAAATCGTCCAGAAGGCGCTCCAACACCGGCTAATACAAAAAACACAAAAGAAAATACAAGTAATATAAGTTCCATTATCAAATCCTAAATAAATATAAGTTTTCTATATGTCTTTATAACGCTCTATAGCCCAATTTCTAATGCATAAAATGATCAACAGCATAAAACCTCCTAAAAATTAAGAGCCTATCTGTTTATCGATTACCTGCTTTATTTTATAGCCACGGCATCTATAAGGCCGTTATAGCGCAATCCTACACTATAATAACTATTTGCGCACCCAATATAAGCTTGCGCTAATTCATCGCTATTGTGGCCCTCGTATGGCGGCAATGGTGCGGCTTTTTGGACAAGATCAGCGGGATATTGTGGTCGGAGGTAAACTGGCTTCGTGGAGCAAGCGTTGCATAGCAGGAGTATGGACACAAACAATGTGTTTTTTAGAAATCTCAACATTTACTTTTTCCTTTATACCATTGGTATGGTTAGCCAGCCCAGATTGAGCGATGCCTTGCTTTGCATCAATTGCGCCGATTTTGTTTTGACTTTTCTGGTAATCGGAAACTGCTTGAGCAAAACTACGCGTCTCACTCGCTTCATACGCATTTTTGGTGACATACCACCCGCCAATAAAGCCGATGATAAGTAATCCGAAAACGACTGCGAGTTGAAAATATCCATTGAGTGCGCTCATTGTCTATCCGTTAACATTATGTTTTGTCGGTTTTGCTTTTTGCCCATATACCGGCCAATGAACCGCCAGTAAGACCACCAAATCCCGTGCCATAGCCCATGGCATCAAACTTTTGTGCTAAATAAACGACGCTGTAAGTTGAAAGACCTATAAAAACTAACACACCGAGAATGAGAGCGACCCTACCGGGACAGATAGTATCGCCATCATTTTCGGTGAAAATGTCAGTTAATTTCATTAAATTTCAGCTTTTACTTCTTCTACAATCTTTTCAGCTTCAGCAACGATTTCATGCGCTACTTTTTCAACTTCAGCTTCAATTTTTTCAACTGTAGTTTCAGCAGGATCAACTGTAGTGGTTACTTCTACGGGAGCAGTTTCTACTGTTACAGGTTCAACAATAGCCAATGTGGGGGCGGATTCGCCGGATGCAGATGATGTCATAAAAAATCCTATTCATTAAAGTTTTAGCAAATGCATTGCTGAGTATATCAATAATCACGTTAGAATGCAATTAGGTATTGGAAGCACTAAAACTGGATAATTGAAAATGCGGAAAATCTTTTATAGAATGCCAAGTGCTGCCTGACACAAGTCCAAGTGATTCTCCGATAGCGATAGCAGTCTGCCAAGCTGGGTCTTGGGCATTCCAATCGAGGTCACCGTTACCATCCTTAATTCCGAAATCGAAGGCCTTGCTAGATGGTGTGCCGTCTTCCAGCGTGCAATTATGAGGCGACTGGCCTCCTTTGGCATTGGTAATAATATGACCGGGTGCAGTTCTTCCAGAAGCGTAGTCGGCATCTTGATCCTCACTACTTCTGTATGTTTCTGTTAAAAATACATTGATATTTTGCGCATGGCATTGATCTAAGAATTGCTGGCAAAGGGATTGCAATTCTGGATCTAGGTCTAAAATGTTGCGGTCACTCATTTCATCGCCCTGAACTGAAGATAATAATCTACAGCTTTGCCAAAAAGTATAAGCGCCGTAAGTCCTTGTGCGATGCGTATTTGGAGCTTTGTTATAGACTCTCGCATTTCATCCTGAGAATCCCAAATGCCCTTTACCATGCCCTTAAATTCATCAATGGATTTCACATTGCGAGTATCTCTCGCATCACACTCTTTGATGTGCATATCAAACATTTGTTTGAGAGAATCCATGTCCATTTTATTGTTCCTTATTATATGTACATTCATCGAATCAACCTCGCCTGCAATTCATAACTCTCACCGCTCTTAGCGTGTCCATGCGGCAGGAAAGCGAGAAGAGATAGGAGGGTTAGGGGGATGAGGAGTTTCATGATTTACCAACCATTTGCTAATATGAACTGCCACACGCGATAGCCAATAATATTATACCCATTACTTAGAAGATGCGTGTTATCGAAGTGCATACTAACAGGGAAAGTGCTGCCACCCTGAGACTGCCCATTGGCAGGAAATACACCATTAGCAATATCAATCAAATCCCCAGAAGTGGGACTATATCCTATATAAGCCATTTCCGCAGTAGTGGGTGGAGTGCTGTTAATAAAGTTGTTGGGATATGCAGCCTGCAATGTAGCATTATAAGCTATTATTTGATTATAAGCTGTAGTGCCTAGTCCTTGATTCACAGAAGGTAATACGCCAATGACTATGAAGCGGCGTGGCTGTTTCAGATTTTGTACGATCGAGTCTACGTTCGCCAGCGTGTTAGTAAATGTGGAATCATTTTTACCAGCCCAGATGACATTGATGTGGTTACGAGTATTTGGCAGTAAGTCAGGAATAAAAGGCGTGGCTGCGGGAATAGTAGCAGAAGACGCAACACCTGGCTGTATCGTGTAAACCTCACTGCCGCTATTAGTACGAGTTATAAAGCACGGAATACCAAGCACATTTCCGCTCACAACACGGGTTGTTGTGTCTGCCGAGGTGGATAGAAATTGCTCACTAATGGCACTCAAAACAATTGAATTGGCAAGCCCGGTAAAAGCACCACCCGTAAGCGTCACATTGATGGGATACCCTCCGAGCCGCGCCGCAATCTGGTCTGATGTCTGACCGCCGATAGCATTGATGTTTACAATCCTATCAGGTAAATAATATTGAACATAATTCGGGTAAGCAAAGTTTGCAGTAGAGCCCGTCCCAGCAGTAAGGCTATCTCCATCGCATTCAATGGTCGGAGTTTGGCCTAGGGAAAAGTCGGTACTTAAAATTGTTGTTGTCATGATTTTTCCTATGCGTTTGTCTGGGTGCCTTGGGCATTAACGTAAATCTGAGAAGCTGTAGTGCCGCATTGCACAGATAGCGCACTAGCGTAAGAACTTTTTAACAGTGGCTCAAACAGGATGGTTTGCTGTGAATTGGTGGGCATATAACCACGCCAAATGACAGTGCTCGCTCCATCCACAATAAATACTTCAGTTCCTACTGCTGCACTGGCATTCGCAAGTTGTAAACTTCTAATAAAGTTTTTCTGTGAAGAGTTACCAGCAGCTTGAATCTGCGTCAGTGTAGTGGTTGTCAAACCGCCCGAAGGAGCCACATAACTCCACGCTCCTGAGGGGTTTAAAAGCTCATTTTCTCTATTCAATGTTATTGGATTTGGCGACAACAGAACACGACAAGTATCAATTGCAGTAGCGTTAGCAGAGATTGTTCCACGACGTATTCTTAGGTAGCGAGTTGTCCTGTTAAAAATGAATAGGTTAGGTACATTGGAGGTAACAAATACTAGATTTCCATCCACCAAGGATGCAAAAGAGGCATTATAAACCTTTAATGGCGACCAAGAACCATTTCCCGCCGCAATGTCATTCGTACCTTCAAAGATATATGTATTGAGTACGTTACCACACGTTAATTGTATGGTAACACCTAAATATCCTTTGAGGTCTAAAATAGTAGGTACAGAACTGCCTGTCTGGGTATAGACATAATTATATACGGCCTCAGAGACTTGCACTTTCTGCTGCGATGCAGATACGCTTTGCTGGGGGATGATTGGCTGGGGATTTGGGTCTGCGATGAAACTCATCTACTTACACCACATAAAGGTTAGTGCCATTGGCAAGGCTGGTAATACTCGTTCCCTGCGACGTTATGACCACACTGGAGGTCAATGCACCAGCGCCCTGTATTTGGCCGCTTGCCGGGGCTATAGTGACCGTATTGGCAGAGCTATCTATCTTCTTCACAATGTACTGGTTGCCTGCGTTTACAGGAAGAGTGTATGTCAAGTTTCCACTAGCTGCATTAGCTAGAATTATAATATTCAAGTTAGCTTGTGGAGAGATAGTCATGGAACTTGATGAAGGAACTATCTGCGGCGCTGCCTCAAACAGGGTCACCGCATTCGCTCCCGTAAGACTCACATAGTCAAAATTGCTTGTAAAGGGGTTATATACGAGCTTATTACCAAGCGCGGCCTGCTGTGCGTTATAAGATATACTATAAGCACCTGCGTCAGGAGTGACGAAGAAAGGGTTGCCAGCGTAGTCCGTAGTTACAACGCCATTAGTATTCGTACCGATACCTTTTGCGGGGCTTGAGTTTGACGGAACGAAATTGGCCGGTGTCGTAAAACCGCTAATCTCACCCGGCAATAACGGATTTGCATTGACACTGTTTAAATCGTAACCAGCACCTTGCCATAGTGTCCAAGTAGCACCGCTAGTGCCAATGCGCTGACCGCCCGGATTCCAGACATCATTATAATTAATTACTATATTAGTGGGCGCAGCACCCAATCCATTGGAATTTAAAGCATAGGTGTTGACGTTATTTGCAAGTGTAGTGCTGTTAATGAGGATGTTATTTTCGACAACAATGTCGTTGCACTGCTGTTGGTTAGTTACCGTAACAGAGTTAAACGATTGGCTGTCGGGGGCACACAGTACCGCATTACCAGTGTAAGTGGTGTCAATAACAAATATATTGTTATAACACGATGAATGGTTCGTAGCCTTAGCGTAAAATGCAGCTCCACCCTCAGCCTGTGTAGAATAAAATAAATTGTCATACGTCAATGAGCGATTTGTCGAGCTGCCTTTAATCAACTTCATCAAATAACCGATACTCCCGCCGTATATCTGATTGCGATATATCTGCCCACGCGTAATGCAGAACATAACATTCATATGCGTTTCTAGCGCATTGCTAGTGGCATAAGTGATGTTATTGCGGATAACAGAATCGGTAATACCATACGGGCCGGTGCATAAAGCAAATAGAAGCGCCTTAGATGTTTGTGCAGTCCATGAGCTACCGTTAGCAGAAACAAGCGTACTACCTGCCGTTACCGTCGCATTGCTCTGGATAGTCACATAATTCGTGCCATCTATTGTTCCCGTATAGCTCAACACTAAGTGAATTTTGGTGCTTGGAGCGACATAAGTATGGTTAGCAAAATCGAATTGGTAGGGTAACGCGCTTCCTGTAAGTGACGCTGCGCTAAGTGTCGTATCCGAAGTCTCAATAAGCGTCCCCGGTACGCCCGCATTATCCAGATAAGCAGAGCAACTGATGGTGCCAGTCGGTGAGCCAGACTTTGCCATGTTAACGATGTAAGAGCCAAGATAAGAGCAATGGGCGGAAGATATAGCAGTAGTGGTGCAGAACTGGTCTACATATGTATTGCCAGATACATCACCCAAGTTTTGATTTCCAGTTGTAGTGGCAATATTCTGAACATCAGTTGCATACCCATCAGTGCCAATAGCAATGCAGTGCTGTGAACCATTGCTCGTAACCGTATTATTATAGACTATTGCAGAGCCATTACCGTTGGTTATAGCAATCGGATCAACGTTTATTGTAGTTCCTGTATTGCTCAGTACACCATCGTGAATTGTCGGGCAGACGACTAACTCATTCGGGCCATAATAAACACCACGAGTAGTATTTGCACCGTAAGTATAGGTGAAATTATTTATAGTAATTGAACCTGTGACAGTCAAAGTTGTATCGATAGAATTGCACACAATCATACCGGGGGTGTTTGTCGTATCAAAGTTATTGGCTGCAATAGAAACAATAGAACCCGATAGCTTAATGGGCTGTGCATTACCTGTAAATTGCGGTCTTCCTCCATTAACATCTGTAGTAAGGATAAGCGCACCCACCGTTGATGATGGGTTGCCAAACGCTATAAAAGGTGTGCCATTTGCGCCAAGAGAAGGCATCGTAAAAGCCCCACCTTGAATTTGTAGCGTGCTGGCAGTTGTGGAATTTAAATAGCCAATAGCCCCTCCGAGCGCCGTGGCATCAACTATATATCGATCGATAATATAGTTACCCACTTGGGCGCCGCAGTTTAGAGTTACAGCAGTGGCATTTGCCGCTACATTGACCGGGCGCAGCCGAGTGAAGGTGCTATTTCCTGATTGGTGCGGAGTAAAAGCGGGTTTCGCAGATACATTTTGGCAATCAAATACAAAGTCAGTAATGGTCTGCATTGTGGCAGAAGTATCGCCTTGTGTATTGGCAACACGGCTCGTTGCAGTAGATTGTACAACCAAGAAACCAGTTGATGTGAAGTTCGGATCGGCCATGTAGTTGTTCTTCTTGCCACCAAAATCAAGGTAGCCAGAACCACTATTTTCTACATAGGGATTATTAGCCGCAGTAGCACTATTGCTTGAAGGATTGACGATGCAGGTATCGCCAGTGCTTGCCATAATCGAGATGGCATGAGCAATTGTCAGAAACGGAGTCGATTGGCTCGTACCATTATTCGTATCAACACCCAGTGCGTAGCCGTTGGAACTATTATTTGAAACATAATATGTTGTCATTTTTTATCTCCTACGAATAAGTGTAGGAAGCGCGATTATTCCATATTAAGTTTGTCGCGGGATTTCCATTGTTATTGCTTGCAAATAATGCTGTAGAATTTACATTCCCATTTCCATCATAACCCAATTCTCTAATGGCTAATCCAGCGGCGCTTTGTAACGTACCCAATAATCCATATCCCAAATAAAGTGGCTGATTACCTGTTGCGCTATTATCTATGAATAAAAGAACATAATTAGGCGGTAATGATATTGAAATGTCTGCCATAAATTTTTTCCCTAAATTCTCTATATCAAATTAGCTTGCCGTTGTCGAAGTGATTCTCTGAAAACCACCCGCGCCATCGGCAAAATACATTGTATTCAATCCACTGTTTTGTGAGCTTGCAGGCACATAATAAAACGCAGGCAATACTGCTATTAATGATGCAGCTTTTGCCAAGGCATAACTCGCAAACACCTGAATTGGCGTTCCTGCTGGCCCCTGCGGCCCCGCATTCGCAATTGTTACTGTAATGTCTGTACTCATGGGACTGGCGATACACTAGGGGTTACACTAAAAATTCCCTGAATTAATGGAGTCTCCGCACCATTCGGCGCAATCATCCAAAAATCCCAAGGCACATAATTTGTAGGAAATGCTGCCGTGGTGGTCGATGACATATTAAGTTGCACTATTCCATTGACCGCATCCGTCACCACAATAGCACCGCCGCCACTAGTAAACTCAATAGGTGTTTCAAAGTTTATTTGTGATTTAAAACTATAACCCGTTAAGTTTAAAGCCGCACCATTAGCTTGAATCGTTAAAGACAGCGCAACGGTTTCACCCTGAATTATGGATATATTAGTTTGTACACCAGATGGATTTCCACAATTCTGCGATATAATCATTAAGCGTATTGTCCGCCTGTTGATGTTGTCCCGGATGAACTTCCGGGGAAATAATTAGCTCCGCCACTATTTGTATTAATAGTCCCATTTAAATTTGCGGCATATCTAACGCCTGTTGCAGATCCTGAAAAGGTAATAGTCTCTGCGACAAGGGCCGAATTAGCGGAAGCAAAAGCGAATGCTCCGGAAAAAGCAGGTGTACCGGTAAGAGTAATTGTCTCATTATTACAATTTAAATTTGCCACTTGATTCAGAAAATAATGATATTGAGCAGCCCCACTAATAGTATAATTTGTATTGATATTTATATTTCCACCATTAGTCGCAGCCACATGATTACCAGCGCAAGCCCCAAAAATCATAGCCCCTGTTACATTTATAGCGCCCAGCGTTGCGGCTTGTAAGCAATTCCCTGATGTAGCTGTTTGTAATTGCAATCCGCCCACCACTAAAGAGCTGTTAATTACAGTAATGCAGGCCGCGCTTGTAGTGGATATAATGCAATTAGAGGGCGTTGAAGTGTTGCCGAGAATTGCAACGCTTCCTTCGCCAGTAAATTGCCCTGTAACAGAGACAGGAGTTGTATAAGTTCCTGTTGCAACATTAATAGTTGCAGTATACCCAGCAAGATCAATACTGGATTGAATATAATTTATTGCATGCTGAATAGTAAGCCAAGGCGATCCAGAAGTTCCTGCATTACTATCATTGCCTGTTGTGGCCACATAAAAATTGGTATTCGCACTTAGCACTATTCGAGATGCTGCGGCCCAATAAGTACCATTAGATAATGCGTTCCCGGTATTAGCATTTGTCAGCGATGTATATAAAGGAAATCCACCAACTGGGCGCGTAACATCTCCAATATTATAGGTCGTTCCTGCATCATATTCAGGAATTCCGCGCTCAAGTAAATAGGCGATTTGTGTGGTCAAATAGTTATCAACCGAATTCATATCCTCAATAGCAGGAAATTTAGTGGATCCTAAAGTTGCCGCTAGCCAGCCAGCGGCCCACGATCCGCTTTGTCCGGTTTGAATATTTGATAGATTGTTTGAACTTCCAGCTTCAGTGGTAACAACGCCATTTGCTCCAGCACCAAATCCGCCCGTAGGAGTTAGGCCGGTGGTTGCAAATAATTGTGCGGTTGCGCGTGTAATACCAGCCATGATTTACCTATGAGATCTGAGAATATTCTAATACTTGTCCGGCAAGCGTAGCATAATTAGAGTAAGTTGAAAAGCCATAACCAAAAGAGGAATAAACGCTGTGCGCGGCATCCGCATAAGTTGTCATTGAAAACATCAAATCGGTTATATTATTAACTACAGAAAATCCTACGCCTTCAGGAACAGGTAAAAGCCCTTTAAAGATTATAGTATTAAGAAGCGTCGAAATAGGGCCGACAAAGAAAAATGTCATCGACATATTGTAATTAGATTCTGCATGAACCTGATCACCAAATATAGTCCATAAGGCCGAATCAATAGCATATGCGCTATAATTCATGTTGTTACAAAGTATCATGAATTGAATCAAAAGCAGAAAATCCGCATCTGAAAGCGCATTTTGCGAGGTAACAATGTCGTTATAAACGAGCGTTCCATTGTAATCATAGTCAGGAAATGTCGCGTATGTGCCAAAACCAAAAGCAGGGGGAGATGCAGGCAATGATGAATGCTGGCTATAGTTAACCATTGCAAAATAGTTAATTAAATCAATAGCAGAGTAATAACGATTTACGCCTACATATTTACCAATAACATCAAGCTGATCACCAACAGCCGTGGGGCCTAATGCGGGATTTATGTTATAAGCATTTAATACATCAAAATAGACGTTATTGGCTAAAAGTGCAGTCACAAATGTTGTGATGGTTGCGCTTGCTTTTGGTAACCCATGATATTGAATTATCAATAAATTTACATAATATTCAATAAGCTGGTCTATTGATTGCTGTGTAGCCATTATACTACCGTAATGCTAATGTTCGCACCCGATACAGTGAACTCAGAAGCAATAGTGCTGGGCGCTAAGTAATCCGTCCATGTTGAATTATCCGGCGATATTTGAACCAGAACCGGAACGCCACCACCGCCTTGCGCCGCAATGGCTGCAACCGCCACGGCAGTAATAGAAGATGTTTCCGCAAATTGGCCGATTCCATAGGTAAGATTTGCGGCAATATAAGCTTGAATGGCAGAGATAGAAAATTCAAATCCCGGTACTGTGCGCTTAATATCAAATTCAATATAAAGCGTTTCGGGTGTTGGATTATCCCATTTTGCCGTAAATATAGCGCCGCTTGGTGTGGTTACAGAATAAGAATTGCTTCCTTTCATATCACAGCCATCGGAAATTGTTTTATACATTAAATTAGCAATATCAGAAGACGCTCCGCCAGCCTCTACCACCCAAATACAATGTGGCGGTATACTATTGGCATCAGTAGTATCTGTACGATTCTGATACACAACAGCTTCTGTAACTCCGGGTAATGCAAGCAGATTTCCTTGCAATCCAGTGCTATTGCCGGATGTTGCATTGGCAGTGCTTTGTGCGCGCCTAATGCGAAACTGGCCGTCTGTCTCTTGAGTGATGCCAACCGTTATGGCGCTATTAGGATTATTTACCGATACAACGCCGGGAATGATGGTCACTGGCGTGGTTATCGTATTAATGGGAACTGAAACCTGCCCAACTTGCTGCGCACGGAAATCGCATACTGTAGTTCCCGCCGTGAGCGTTGTGGTTGCGGCTAGTATAAATAAATTACCAGAACTGTCTTGTACTGTATAGCCTACGCCATTTGGGTTATTATAATTAGAATCAAGTCCGGCCAGTGTAACGGTAGCATTTGTGACTATGCTTATGGGCTGAACGGTATATGTGCCACCAATACGTGGTATATTGTTTATTGCACACCGCTGGTCTAATTGAATGCCGACGGCCTGATCAGGGTCAAAACTGTTATTTATGGAAACCAAAAGCTCGCGAATATCAACGTTAGCCTGCGTATTAATACCAATAAACTGCCCATCGGGACTATTGGAATCCACGTTAATGTCAGCGCCATAAATAGCCTGCATGCCAGTGGTTAGCGTAGTGGTGATTTCCGCTGCAGTGGATACTGTAAGGCCGTCAACGCCTATTGAATCAACCATTCTGGATATCCTGCATTAGTGTATTTTGATAGCTTTGCGAAAATATAGTGTCGATAGTATAATTTGCGGTAAATCTCCGGTCGGGAGTTAAAGTGGCATAAAATGAAACTAGCCCCTGCACCCCATAACTTTGCAAAATAACGCGCCTTAAATTTAATTCTAGCACACTTTCTTTTCCAACACTACCGAGCAAGTTTAGCCAATCAATCCCTGCCGCCATATCGAAAAAACAGTCATTAACCCACGACAAAAGGCGCGTATCTATATTGAGGCCAATGGCCGCATCATTAGTGATATAGTTGCCTATTCCCGATCCGAATGTCCAATCGCCCGAAGATGTTAGATTTCTAAATATCATATAGGGCTACCCGTATCGCCACCGCCTGTTTGAACGCCACCATGGACATGAGTCTGCAAGCTTATGGAGCCAGCAACCACATCTCCGGTCGTATGAATTGCACCATTGACAGTAAATGGTACTGAAGCGCTATTTTCATTTATCACATTTATGACGCCTTGCACAGTAACAAGGGGGGAATTGAGATTTATCTGCGTTGGTGCGGTTATGGTAACAATTTGTCCGGTTCCATCAATTTCGACGAATGTTGCCCCATCATCGCTGCGTAATTGTGCGGTACTAGTTGATACACCTGATAACGATCTAGGATAAGAGCGGATGCCAACTAATGCATATGCATCTGACCAATCATGAAGGCGGGGAGTTGATGGGACACTCAATGTTCCGCCGCTTAACATAAAATTATCAAGCTCTCTGTCGTTAAATATTACAATGCACTCATCACCTGTTTTAATGGGAAATGTAAGTGTATACCCTCCCCCACAAGGATAAAATACCGGAACATTTACTAATGGCGAATAAGTCGCCGTTGTCCTTGTGCCATCTGGTTGTACGCTTGTAACTTGCTGTTGCGCAATTTGCACTGTAACAGTCTGATTAGAAGCATCAAATGATTGTATAACTCCGGGTCGCGCACAGTTTATTTGCTTACGAATCTCTTCACTCAAAGAAACATCAATAGATCTTGGATCTGGTTTTGATAGTGCTTGGAATGTAGGTTGAATTGGATTGGTTACTGTCATGATCCCTGCAGCTTTGTATAATTAAAGTAATTAGCGGCCAAAAGAAAAAATGTTGTTCTACAATCTCCAGAAACCGCGCCAGATATAACTCCAGCGTGCTGAAATCCAACAACCTTATAGCTTCCATTGTATACTGGTTCCACAGCGGAGTTAATATTTAATATTTGATTGATTGTGACCCCGGCCTCCAAAAGAGTTGTAACGGTCATAAAAGCAAATTCCCTGCGCGGAGTCTCTAATAAGCCAGAGCTTGCATCTAACGTAGTTAAGGAAGTCGCTATTAATGCTTCATTATCCTGCAACACATATGCTTTGCCATTATCAATATAACCCCTATTACCGCTATATTGCTGAATAAGCTGCCATGCATTCCCATTTAATACTATGGCCCTAGGAAAAACCATGTTCCAATTACCAACACACCCATATTGAACATTTGGAAGTGCCGCTATTAAAGCTTTAAAAACCTGCGCTAGAGTAGTGCCAGCGACGAGGGTTGTATTAATATTCCCCGATGCCACATCAAAAGCCCCAGAAAGACCTTCTATATGCGTTATAAGATCAGTGCCCTCCCTAACTGAGCTAGCCAGAAAAATATCACCGCTGTAAACCTGATATAACGTAGAGCCATATCCGATTTGTAATGAAACAGAGCTTCTTCCAACATTAACTCCATTTATATATTTTTCTTGGAGATTAAATGTATCTTGGTAAATTCTGCGACGATTAGATAAAGACAAATTATAAATATCAATGCTTATATTATTTAGACTTGCGACTATATCGCGCTTCATATGAAAACGAATAGTAAAGGGCGGCTGCACCACAATAACGGGCTCACCATCTTTTGGGTCAATAGTCAGTATGTAATTCCTATTGAATTTTTGGCTCACGTAAAAAGCGCCGCCTCAACCGCAGCTACATCCGCGCTATTCAATAAATAGAGGCTGGAATTTAAACTTGAAAAGTCCTGCAATGTATACGGATCTAAAAAATATATATTAGTACAAGCCAATCCAAAGGGGATAATATTTCGCCATTGGCGTAGTAGATTCGGACTACATAAAATAGGTATTCCATCAGCCTCAAACCCTGCATAACTTATATTCATTTGCCACTGCTCAATGCGCGGCATAAACCTAATAGTTAATCCTATCTGTATAGTAGGAATACCCGTTAAAGTAAGTTGCTGTATTGGATTATTGGTTAGGGTATTTATCAAAAACATAAAAATACTTAATTTAACGGTGGCCCAAAATTGGTAGTGGCAGAAACTGACTCCGGAGTTACAGAGGTTGCGGCTCCCGGACATGGGCCTAGATTTGTTGAATTTGCAGCCTGAACATTGCTTACACCAGAGCATACTGCCGCTGGAGGCGTAACTCCAGCAGGTGTTGCACTTGCATTGCTTCCAGAGCTAAATGCCGTAGTAGATGTGGATGCAATTCTTATTTCCTTGAGGGATATGGAAAAATCAGAAATCCACATAGATTTTTCATCCTGCATAACCATAATATGCTCAATAGCCATGTTCGTCATGAACTCCCACGGCGTTTGAATACCCATTAAAGTTCCGCTTTGCATTAATGCTTTGAAATAGGTATAAGCATTTTGTTGATTTTTTGTCGGGCCAAAGGCCCCTAGAACATTCTGCACAAGACCATAAATACTAGATGTTGCCCCCAATATACTTGCAGGATTTTCTAATATTCCCATAGGGCCAGTCAATGGACTAGCGAGGGCATTTTGAGCCTGAGTAGCCGATGCACTTAAGGTGGGAAGAAATGAAGATAAACTCGTTAGCTTCTGTGCTAATGTGTTTAATGTGCTCGGCGCATTACCAGCAGAATTATATACAAGCTCTCCAACATAGCCCTTAAGCGTTATACGTTTCGGGTGTATAGCAATATGATCCTGAATTGCAGTATTATCTTCTGTGTAATGGTCAGTTATATCGGCACTAAGGTTAGCCGCAGCCTCGCCCACAGCATTAAAAACAAAACCAGATATTCCAAATGCAGCAAGTGGCCCGACAATATATTGATTTACAATGCTGGTTATGCCGGTGAGCGCACTTCCAACCGTGGCATTAGTACCTGATATTTGGTTTAGACTTTGTGTAAGGCCCATCTTTAATAACCACCATTAGGATTTGTTTGTGCATTCCGGCGAGAATCTCTGGCTTGAAGATGCTGGCTAACTATTCCAGCTACCTGCTGTGGATCGGCAGAATTAGAATGAACATTTATAACAATATTTTCAGACCCTTTAGAAACTTCGTAATACTTCTTTGTGGCAAGATAGGCGTCATTCGCATTGCTTGTTTGTGCTATTTTATCGCCCGCACTCTTCCATTTACCTTGAGTCATTTCCCAATAGGCAAAATCAAGCTGCTGCTGTCTTGTAGAGCCATGAATATCAAAACCCATATGCGCTTTGAATGCCGCCTGCCTATCGGGATGTAGTTGCATTACGCCATACGCCTCATTTGGCATACCCTTCGCCTCCGATCCTTGGCCGTATGCATTTGGATCTAGCCTGCTATAGCTTTCATCTTGAAATGCTTTTATTATTCCGGCTATTTGATCTTTAGTAAATTTATTTTTCCCTCCACCGCTTCCGGGGCCAAAAACTTGTGCATTTGGGTCTATGCTATGCACACTAAATAAATCACTCCATGATGGCATGCTCCAGTCCCAAAACTTGCTAGATGCAGCGGCTTTTTCTGCCGGAGTCATCGATCTAATTCCAGCTCCATTAATATTATCCCGCATATTAAGCAATGCATCGCCAAGCTTATCTGCACTGGGCAAATAATTGATGAATGCGGTAACTGCATTGAAAAAACTAGTCATAGCGGGAGCTAAGTGATCAGCCACTGTCATTTCAAATTTATCTATCGCCAGATGCAACTCTGCCGTGGATTGCCCAAATGCTGTTAATGCGGCAATCCCTTCATCCGTATTATTATATTTTGAATATGATTGATATTTAGACTCTGATTCTCCCATCAAATTAGAAGTGTCGGCGAGGCCCGGAATTGCCTTTAATAAATCAGAATATATTGCTTGCGCCTTAATCGGATCATTAGAAAGTGTTTTTAAAATAACATCCTTATTGGCGGCCATTTCTTTGCGAGCCTCTTCAGGTGTGAGGGCCTCAGACCAGCGCACGCCCAAACGAGCCAACGCACCAGCGCCTTCACCACCCTTGCCCTGAGTAATTGCTGCATTTATAAAATTAGAAAAATCTTTGTATTTATCCAATGCAGAAGAAACACTAATATTCGGGCTTATTGCATGCAAAGCATTAGCGAATGTCATGGCATTTTGTGCCATTACACCCCACTGAGTCGCCATATTAGTTATGCCAACGGCGCTATTCGCCTGTGATTGCATAAACAATGTTAAAGCGCCGAGAGCCGCCAAAGCGGAAGCTCCCATCGTTATCATTGTCTCGTTTACTTCTTTAAGTGTTTTACTAAAATCTTTTAGCTTCT